GAACCTAAAACATTTAAAGAGTTTATCAGATGGTTAGAAGTATACTCACCAGTTGACTGGGAAGAGATGCAACGATTTGAAGACGAAGCAGGTGCATCAGTATGGATTAGATTTGATTTAGATAAGGAGGAAGATGATGAGTAAATGTCAAGAATGTAAATGCAATTCTGATACTACATCTAGTAATGAGTTTAATAAGAATTTATGTGATGATTGTTATACAGAATACAGAGTAAACATACAACATATGTTTGGACTAAAAGATTTATATGATGTAGATAATTTATTAAGGAGAGTGAGTGATGAGTAAACCTATAATAAAATCTGAAGACTATGTAGCTTTGTACTGTGAGTTAGCTACCATTATGTTTGATAAACATATAGGTGATATGTATAGTGATACACCTTATGTTGAAGATGAGAATGGTAACTCAGAAGTTAAAGAAGAGTACGAAGACATATGGTGTGAAACTGTAGATAAAGTATGTGAGATACTTGATTTTCATTTAGAAAGAAAGGAGTAACTAATGCCAGTATTAATACAATATAAAATCATTGATGGTTTCAATGAGTACAATGACTATGTCATTCATCAAGATGATGTTGATGTGAGAGATAAGAAAGAACTAATCAGGGATGTGTTTCCTGATTCCCTACCTGATGACAATGGTGGTGAGCAAGATGACTATAGAAAAATAGAAGTTGTGTATACCAAAAGCATAGGGATAAAACACGCAGAGTTTTTGCAGGAATGTTTTATAGCTTTCCCTTTTGGTGGCAATGAATGGCTACGACAACTTGCAATAAAAGAAAGGAGAGAGTGATGCTTAAATGGGATGGATTTGACAATGCAATCATAGGTACTGCTGAGAGATGTAATATGGACACAGTTATTGCCTATGATTTAACCAAGATGGTTAAGATTTTAGTAGCTCGTGACGATATGAGTGTGGAAGAAGCACACGAATATATACAATTTAATATCATTGGAGCATATATAGGTGAGTATACACCTATTATTATAAATAAAATGACAAAGGAAGAAGTCAAAGAATTGACACACTAATAAGTTGTGGTATTAATACAACACATATGTGTCAGTAATTTGACTAATGCATTTTTAATTTGACACAAGTTACACAAAAATTGTATAATCTTTTACATAAAGAGAAAGGAGATAATGTGAATGAGAAAAAGTCAAATGTATGAAAAAGAAATACAAGAACTAAATAAACAACTTTATAATTCTTACAAAAGAATTAAAGAACTTAATGACAAAGATAAGAAAGGAAAAAAATAATGTCACAAAGATTAAACTATTATGATAATAAATACTTTAGTGAAAAAGAATTACAATGTCCTACTTCAAAGGATATAGTTTTAGCTAAAGGATTTTTAAATTGTCTTATAAATTTAAGAGAGAATGTTGGAGAACCATTACAGATAACTTCTTGTTGTCGTTCAGCAGAACATAATGAGTGGTTACAATCTCGTGGGTACTCAGCCAGTCCCAATTCATTTCATAAAATTGGTAATGATAAATGGGACACAGATACTTGTGCAGTTGATATTGCCATACCTAATTCAGTCTTCAGAAAAGATTTAATTAAGAGAGCAATAGACTTAGGTTGGACTGTAGGTGTAGCGAGAACATTCATACACCTTGATAGAAGAATAGATTATACACCACTACCACAAGTTGTTTATGTCTACTAAAGTTGACAGAGCATTATGGTTTACATTGCAAATCCTATTTGGATTTATGGTGGGTATGTTTTTATTTACAACATTGTATTTTATAGGAGATTATTTTAGTGGGAATTGAAACAGTAATAGTAGGGTTTATAATTAACTTGTATACCCTTGATAACATTGATTTTTTTCACCAACGTGCAAACAATAACAAGACTATGACTTGTGTATGGGAGTACGTTGGCAAGAAAAAACCTGACCCACATAACCCTAGTATCACACTCTTGGGTAATGTGTATTATAAACAGAAGTGTGTAAGAAAGGAACTAGATAAATGATAAAAGAAATGTTTGCATTGTATTTAACTTTTGCTTCACCAGTTGGTGACGTAGAATTATTTGTTAAAGAACTACCTAACTGTGATAATGCCAGTATGATAGCTGAACAAGAATACGCAATAAGAAATATTGACAGAAGTAAATTAAGTCAATCAGGATATATGTGTATTGGTTGGGAGTTTCATTTGATAAGACAACAACTTATCAAAGGTGTACCAGTTGACCCTAAGTACATACCAGTGCAGGAAAGAAAATGTGTAGTACCAATGCCAATGGAGATTAGATAATGAAAGATAAATTAATAGCACTTTTTATATTAACATTAATGATAACATTATATTTAACAGGATAGAATTATGTTTACATATTTTTTAATAACAGTATGGTTTGAGTACGACAATAAGATACATCAAAAAGTTTTACCTAAGTTATATGATAACTGTGAGAAAACTGTAATGAAAATTTATGAAGAAACAAAACCACCTTATAAAATAAAGGCAGTTAAATGTGATACACCAAAAGAATTTGGTGATAAAAGAAAGGACAAAAGATATGGACACGCATATGAAAAAATACGATAACGTAAACAACCCACGACATTATAATAAAGATGGCATAGAATGTATTGATGGTATCAAAGCATCAATGTCAGACAAAGAATTTGTTGGGTACTTAAAAGCAAATGTTATAAAGTATCTTTGGAGGTATGATTATAAAGGAAAACCTTTGGAAGATTTAAAGAAAGCACAATGGTATCTTGACAAACTTATAAATATAATTCATAATAAGGACTTAAAATCAAGACAGATAATAATGGAAGGTTTTAAGGAAGGAGTAAATGATGACATCTAAATTTAAAACACACGAAGAAATACCAACGTCTCTTGTAGATAATATATTAACTATGAGTGGTGAAACAAATATTAAACAAGTTCCATTGAAAGATATAAATGGGTTTGTTGAAATGATGGAAGGAGTTGATAGTGGAACTAAAAAAGTTAACAACCAAAGAACGTGAAGAAGTAGTTATGGCTATCCATAAAATAATTATGGAGTTAATAATTAAATATGATTCACCTGAAACTGTATACCTAATGGCAAGAGCATTAACTATTACAGCTATAACCAAAGCTGAAAAAGATTACTATGGTTTTCTTACAATGCAGAATGCATTAAATGATACTGCTCAAGAACTAATAGCTATAGGTATGGGTGAAGAACCAACTGAAGGTGATGAAGTATTTGAATTTTTATACGACAAAGATAATAGTAACAACAAACTACATTAGGGGGTTAGATGTTGAAGATGGAAAGTAAATTTATTGGGCACGAACAGTGTCCTAAATGTGGGAGTAAAGATAATTTAGCACGTTATAGTGATGGTGCACATTGCTTTACACCTGACTGTGGCTACTTTGAGAAAGGAGAAGGAGTGGAAGTAACACCTATTACAAATAATACTAACAGTTATTCTGACTTGTACGTTGGAGATAGAACTGAATTGAAAGATAGAAATATCTCTCAAGAAACTGCGAGTAAGTATGGAGTAACCACGTTAGCTAACAATGGTATGGTTACAAAACATATATATCCATTCTACAATGCACAAGGTAAGCACGTTGCTAATAAGATTAGAGCATTACCTAAAGTGTTTACGACACAAGGTAACTTTGCTGAGTCTGAATTGTTTGGACAACACTTATTCACAAGTGGACAGAAGTACATTACAATTACTGAAGGTGAGTGTGATGCTATGGCAGTCTTTCAAATGACTGGTAGTCGTTATGCTACTGTGTCTATTAAGAATGGTGTAGCTTCAGCAGTCAGAGATTGTAAACAAAACTTTGAATACTTAAATAGCTTTGAGAATATTGTGATATGTTTTGATAGCGATAGTATTGGTAGAGAAACTGCTAATAAAGTATCAGAGATATTTCCACCTAATAAATGTAAGATAGTTAATCTTGAATTAAAAGATGCTAACGAATATTTAAAGGCAGGTAAACGTGAACAGTTTACTCGTACTTGGTGGGATGCTAAACCTTATACACCTGCAGGTATTGTAACGTATGATGATATTGTTGATGACCTATGGGTTGAAGAAGAGGTTGACTCTGTGCCTTATCCTTTTCAAGGATTGAATAATAAATTATATGGTATGCGTGTTGGTGAATTGGTTACACTTACATCAGGTACTGGTATGGGTAAGTCAAGTTTACTTCGTGAACTTGTATATCATATATGGAAAACTACTGAAGATAAGATTGGTCTTTTGTTTTTAGAAGAAGAAAAGAAAAGAACATTCAGAGGTTTGGTAGGTATACATGCAAACAAAGAACTACATAAACCTGAAGAGTGGAAGAAACAAGAGCCATCTGAATTAAAGAAATGGTCTGAAGAACTCAGAGGTGATAGACGTTTAGTTTTGTTTGACCACTTTGGTTCTATGGATGATGATGATGTTATCAATCGTATTCGTTACATGGCTAAAGGTTGTGATTGTAAGTGGGTATTCGTTGACCATCTAAGTTTAATTATATCAGGCAGAGATGATGGTAATGAAAGAAAAGCTATTGATATTCTTATGACTAAACTTCGTAGCTTATGTCATGAGTCTAAGATAGGTATGTTGTTAGCTTGTCACTTACGAAGACTTGATAATGATAAAGGACACGAAGAAGGAAAGCAAGTTTCATTATCACACTTGCGTGGTTCACATTCAATCGCACAGTTATCTGACGCAGTGATTGGTATGGAAAGAAACCAACAAGATGATGATGAGATTGCAAAGAATACTTCAACTATTCGTGTACTTAAAAATAGGTATGCAGGAACTACTGGAGTTGGTTCTTACTTACTTTACTCTACTGAGAATGGTAGAATGACTGAAATAGATAACCCTTTTAAGGAGAACGCAGATGAGTTTGAAACCCAAGAGTAAAGACAGAAAGAAGTTTGATATTGATTTAGCTTATGGAAAAGTTAGAGAAGATATGATTCAAGATATGCTTCAAGATAAAAAGATTGAAGTTAAATCTGAACGTGATGTTTGGAAAAGAACTGGTAACATAGCTATTGAATATGAATGTTATGGTAAACCTTCAGGTATCAATGCAACTGAAGCTGACTATTGGTTTCATAATCTATGTGTAGGTGAAGATGTTTATGCCACGTTAGTATTTAAAACTGAGAACCTAAAAAAGATACTGGACTCTTTAGACAGAAAGGTATCTGTAAATGGTGGTGACCATAACGCATCAAGAATGTATTTAATTAGTTTGCAAAAACTATTTGATTTAAAAACAATAAAGGAGTATATTAGTATATAATGAATTTAGTAGTTGACATAGAAACAGATTCACTAGATGCAACAAAGATACATTGTATTGTAGCTAGAAACATGGAGACAAATGAGAACTATGCTTTCGTTGGTAAAGATTGTTATGATAAGTTTCCTGCATTTATAAACAAACATGCAGATAAAATTATTATGCACAATGGTATTTCTTTTGACGCACCAGTTCTAAATAGATTGGCAGGTACAAAGATTACTATAGGACAGATTGAAGATACTTTAATTATGTCTCAGCTATACAATCCTGAACGTGAGAATGGTCACTCATTAGATTCCTGGGGTAAACGATTTGGATTTAATAAACTTGAGTTCAATAACTTCTCTGAGTTTAGTGAAGAGATGCTTACTTATTGTAGACGTGATGTTGAACTTACACATAAAGTTTATAATCATTTAAAACTTGAAGGTAAAAGATTCTCAGATTATTCTTTGAGACTTGAACATGATATACGTTCCATTGTTTCTAAACAAGAAGACACTGGATTTTATTTAGACCAACAGAAAGCTAGTGGTCTTCATGCAATGCTTGAAGATAAAGCTGAACAGTTAGAAAAAGAAGTACACAAAACTTTTCCACCATTAAAGATTGAGGAAGAGTTCATACCTAAAGTAAATAATAAATCTCGTGGGTATGTAAAGGGTGTACCTTTTACTAAAGTTAGTTATCAAGAATTTAATCTTGCGTCTCGTAAACAAATAGCTGAACGACTTATGAAGTTAGGTTGGAAACCAAATAAGTTTACTGATAAAGGTTCACCTATTGTAGACGAGAGTGTACTATCAAAGATAGATAATATAGCTGAAGCTAAATTGATAGCTGAATATTTATTATTAAAAAAAAGAACGTCTCAAATCTCTTCTTGGCTTGATGTTGTTAATCAAACCACTGGAAGAGTGCATGGTCGTGTCCTTACTTTGCGTTGTGTATCAGGTAGAATGAGTCATCACTCGCCAAATATGGCTCAGATACCTGCTACATATTCACCTTATGGTAAAGAGTGTAGAGAAGTATGGACAACTGATAAGCCAGATACTCATGTTATCTTTGGTACTGATGCTTCAGGACTAGAGTTAAGAATGTTAGCACATTACATTAACACATCTGAGTATACACATGAAATATTGAATGGTGATATACATACAAAGAATATGAAT